TTGCAGGACGAATGGGCGGCGCGGCAGATCGGAGCGCATTGGGCTGAGGCGGTGCTGGCCGAATGGTTCGGCCAGGCGCTGCCGGGGCAATATCCGGAGACGACCGGCAAGGCTGGTGATGGGGCCATCAGGCTGGTGATCGGCGGGCGCGGCGCCGGCAAGACACGGCTCGGCGCCGAATGGGTGAACGGGCTGGTGCGCGGCCTTCGCCCCTTCGCCGACTGGCGTTATGGCAAGATCGCGCTGGTCGGCGAGACTTTGGCCGAAGTGCGCGAGGTGATGATCGACGGGCCTTCTGGCATCCGCGCCATTGCGCGGCGCGACCGGCCGCATTTCGAGGCTGGCCGCCGCAGGCTGCTTTGGGAAAACGGCGCGGTGGCGCACATCTTTTCGGCCGAAGACCCCGAAAGCCTGCGCGGCCCGCAATTCGATGCCGCATGGCTGGATGAACTCGCCAAATGGCGCAATGTCGAGGCTTGTTGGGATACGCTGCAATTCGGCATGCGGCTGGGGCGCAGGCCCAGTCAGCTCATCACCACCACGCCGCGTCCGCTGCCGCTTCTGAAGCGGCTTCTGGCCGATCCTTCCGTGGCGGTGACGCGGCTGAAAAGCGACGACAATGCGAAGAACCTCGCGCCCGGCTTTCTGGAGGCGGTAAAGCGCCGCTATGCCGGCACGCGGCTTGGCCGGCAGGAACTGGACGGCGAACTGATCGAGGATCGCGACGACGCCCTGTGGTCGCGCCGCATGCTGGAACAGGCGGATGCCGGCGAGGCGGGCGAACTTTTGCGCATCGTCGTCGCCGTCGATCCGCCGGCAAGCTCGCGCAGGACGTCGGACGCCTGCGGTATCGTCGCCGCCGGGTTGACGACGTCCGGCACCGTTCTGGTGCTGGCGGACCGGACATTGCGCGCCGCCAAGCCGCAGGAATGGGCTTCGCGCGCGGTTGGCCTGTTCCATGAATTGCAGGCCGATTGCCTGGTGGTCGAGGTCAATCAGGGCGGCGAGATGGCAGGTGCGGTGATCCGCACCGTCGATGCCGGTGTGCCGGTCAAGCCGGTGCGGGCCAGCCGTGGCAAATGGCTGCGCGCCGAGCCGGTCGCCGCCCTCTATCAGTCGGGCCGGGTGCGCCATGCGGCACGCTTTCCCGAACTGGAAGACGAAATGTGCGATTTCGGCCCGGACGGGTTGTCCGATGGTCGCTCGCCCGACCGGGTGGACGCGCTGGTCTGGGCGGTCACCGAGCTTACCGGCGAACGGATCGCCCGTCCGCGCATTCGCGATTTCATGTAAACGCCGTCGGCACGGTGCGTCCTTCGAGGCTCGCCCTTCGGGCTCACGCCTCAGGATGAGGACTGTCGCGCCAACGTCCCTCATGCTGAGGAGCCGACGCAAGCCGGCGTCTCGAAGCGCGCACCTCAGGATGAGGAAAACTGGCGCGACGGCCCTCATGGTGAGGCGCGTAGTGGAGCGAAGCGCAACGAAGCCTCGAACCACGCACCGGCAAAATAGGGTCGCCTCGCCTGGCAGGCGATACCATTCACCAACCAAGGAACACACCACATGGCATTCAAATGGCCCTGGGCCGCACGCCCGGCACGCATCGGCGCGCCTGAACGCAAGGCGGCCGATGGAATTTCGGGCGGGTTCATCGCGCTGCACGCACAGGGCGAGGCGCACTGGACACGGCGCGACTATGCCGCGCTCGCCCGCGAAGGGTTCATGCGCAACCCGATCGCCCATCGCGCCGTGCGGCTGATCGCCGAAACGGCGTCGGCGGTGCCGTGGCTGCTTTACGAAAGCGAGGCGGAACTTGCCTCCCATCCGCTGCTCGACCTGTTGCAGCGGCCCAACCAGCGCCAGGCCGGCGCGAGCTTCATGGAGGCGCTTTACGGCCATTTGCTGCTTGCCGGCAATGCCTATGTCGAACTGGTGGATGCCGGCGCAGGCCTGCGGGAGTTGCACCTGTTGCGGCCCGACCGGGTCAGCGTCGTCACGGATTCGAGTGGATGGCCGGTGGCGCTGGAGAGCCGCGAGGGCAGCGGGCGGCGGCGCGTGGAACTGGGCAGCGCCGCCGCCCATCTGGCGCTGTTTCACCCGCTGGACGATCATTACGGCTTCCCGCCGCTGGAAGCGGCCCTGATGGCGCTCGACACCCACAACGCCGCCGGGCGCTGGAACAAGGCCCTGCTCGACAATTCCGCGCGGCCCTCCGGGGCGCTGGTCTATGCGCCGAAGGAGGGCGGCAATCTTTCCGAAGACCAGTTCGAGCGCCTGAAAACCGAACTCGAACAAGGCTATTCCGGCGCCATGCGGGCGGGAAGGCCGCTACTGCTGGAGGGCGGGCTCGACTGGAAGGCGATGGCGCTGACGCCCAAGGACATGGATTTCATCGAGGCAAAGCATTCGGCCAGCCGCGACATCGCGCTGGCCTTCGGCGTTCCGCCCATGCTGCTCGGCATTCCCGGTGACAACACCTATGCCAATTACCAGGAGGCCAACCGCGCCTTCTACCGACTGACCGTGCTGCCGCTGGTGGCGCGCACCGCCAAGGAGCTTTCCGTCTGGCTGGGTGGGGTTTTCGGCAGCGGCCTGCGGCTCTGGTACGACGCCGACCGCATCGATGGCCTCACTGACGACCGCGCGACGCTGTGGGCGCGCGTCGAGGCGGCCTCCTTCCTGAGCGACGACGAGAAACGCGAGGCGGTCGGCTATGCGCCGCGCGGAACGGGAAAAGGAGATGCGTCATGACCGATCTTTCGCAGGACCCGTGGCTGTGGATCGCCAAGGGAGCGGGCGCGGTTGCCGGTTCGGCTATCTCGCTGGCCTATATCCTGCCGCATGGCCGCCGCGAGGCGGCGGCGCGCTTCGCCGTCGGCGTGGTGTGCGGCCTCGTCTTCGGCGGCACGGCGGGGCTCAAAATCGCTTCCGATCTCGGCGTCGAGCGCCTGCTTGGGTCGACCGAAATGATGCTGATGGGCTCGGCCGCCGCCTCGCTGTGCGCCTGGTGGGCACTGGGCTTCGTCATGCGCGCTTTTTCCGGCAGCAGGCTGGTGCAGAAATTCCATGAAACCGATCGGGAGAACGCCGATGAAGGCTGAAGCGCCGGCAGGTGTGTATGAGCGCAAATTCGTCGATCTCGTTCTGGACGATGTAGAGCTGGACGGCAGTTTTTCCGGCTATGCCAGCCTGTTCGGCAAGGTCGATCTCGGCAGGGATATTGTCGAGCGCGGCGCTTTCGCCGGTTCGCTGCGCCGGCGCGGTGCTTCCGGCATCCGCATGCTGTTCCAGCACGATGCCAACCAGCCGATCGGCACCTGGGCGCGCATCGAGGAGGACGCGCGCGGCCTGTTCGTGCGCGGCCAACTGGCCACCGGCGTGGCGCGCGCCCGCGACGTGCTGGCGCTGATGCGCGCCGGCGCGCTCGATGGCCTTTCCATCGGCTTTCGCGCGGTGAAGACACGACGCAACGCCGCCTCGGGCGTGCGCCGCATCATCGAGGCCGATCTGTGGGAAATCTCCGTCGTCACCTTCCCGATGCAGCCGGGCGCGCGCATCGCGACGGTGAAGGCACAGCCCGGTTGTTTCGACCAATGGCAACTGGCCGCGCGCATCCGCAAGGCCACACATCTCATCAACCCGAAAGGAAAACCTGCATGACCGTAAGCACCCCCACAATGCCTGTCGAAACCAAGGCGATGCCCGGTGACTATCTCGATTTGAAAGACGCTTTCGGCGAGTTCATGGCCTCGTTCGAGACTTTCAAGGACGCCAATGACGAGAAGCTGGAACAGCTTGAGCGGCGCATAGGCGCCGATGTGCTGACCAGCGAAAAGGTCGAGCGCATTTCACATGCCCTGGACGAGCAGAAGCGCACGCTCGACAATCTCGCCTTGAAGCGGGTTCGCCCGGCGCTTGGCCAGGAAGGCTCCGTCCAAGTCTCCGAGCACAAGGGCGCCTTCGATGCCTATATGCGTCGTGGTGACGACCGTCTGCTGCGCGGCCTCGACACAAAGGCAATGTCGTATGGTTCGGGCCAGGACGGTGGCTATCTGGTGCCGGCGGAAACCGAAACCGAAATCGGCCGCCGGCTGGCCGCGCTCTCGCCGATCCGCGCTATCTCGACCGTGCGGCAGGTGTCTTCGGCGGTGCTGAAGAAGCCGTTTTCGGTCAGCGGTCCGGCGGTCGGCTGGGCGGCGGAAACGGCGGCGCGGCCGCAGACCGACAGTCCGGTTCTGGCCGAGTTGCAGTTCCCGACCATGGAGCTTTACGCCATGCCGGCGGCGACCGCCTCGCTGCTCGACGATGCGGTGGTCGATCTCGACCAGTGGATCTCCGCCGAGGTCGAGGCCGCTTTTGCCGAGCAGGAGGGCGCGGCTTTCGTTTCCGGCGATGGCGTGGCCAAGCCGAAGGGCTTCCTCAGCTACGCCACGGCTGCCGAAGCCGACTGGGAATGGGGCAAGATCGGCTACCGCCTGACCGGCGTTGCCGGCGACTTGCCCGCGGCGGATGCCTCGGATGTGCTGGTCGATACCGTCTATGCGCTGAAAGCCGGCTACCGGCAGAACGCGCATTGGGTGATGAACCGCGGAACCCAAGCCGAAATCCGCAAGCTGAAGGATGCCGACGGCAATTATCTGTGGCAGCCGCCGGCTGTGGCCGGCCAGCAGGCCATGCTGCTCGGCTTCCCGCTCATCGAGGCTGAGGACATGCCCGACATCGCCGCCGATGCCACGGCGATCGCCTTTGGCGATTTCCGTCGCGGCTATCTGGTGGTCGATCGCACCGGCGTGCGTGTCCTGCGCGATCCCTACACCGCCAAGCCCTATGTGCTGTTCTACACCACGAAACGGGTTGGCGGCGGCGTCCAGGATTTCGACGCGATCAAGCTCTTGAAGTTCGGCACGGCCTGACCTTTCACGGCGGCGCTGCCACGCCGCCGCTTTCGCCGTGCCGCCTTGCGGCCCCGGTCACTCGATGCCGGGGCCGCTTTGTTCTTCTCTTCACCAAGGTGCATGAATGACACTCATCCGAACGGTCGAACCGGCGGTGGAGCCGGTCACGCTGGCCGAGGCCAAGGCGCATCTGCGGCTTGCCGACACCAGCGAGGACGATCTCATTTCCGGCCTGATCCGCGCCGCGCGCCAGGATGTCGAGCGCGCCACTTGTATGGCCCTGATCGACCAGCACTGGCGGCTGGTGCTGGATTGCTGGCCGGCAAGCGGACTGCTGAAGCTGCCGCTGCATCCCGTGCGCGAAATCCTTTCCATCACCGTCTATGGCAGCGACGGCGAGGCGTCGCTTATCGATCACGCCGCCTATGAGGCCGATCTGATTTCGCGCCCGGCCCGCCTTTACCTGGCGAAAAGGCCCGAACCGCTGCGCATGCTGAACGGCATCGAGGTCGATTTCAGGGCAGGCTTCAGCGAAGCGGGCACCGACGTGCCCGATCTTTTGAAGCGCGCCATCCTGCTGCTTGCAGCACACTGGTATGAATTCCGCGCAGGCTTCGGTCCGTCCGACCAGCCGGTCGCCTATCCCGCCGGTTACGAGCGCATGATCGCCGGCTACCGGGCAGGGAGGCTTTGATGCCGACCCTGTTCCTCGATCCCGGCCGCCTGCGCACTGAACTCGCGCTGGAAGTGGCGACGCCGGTTGCAGACGAACTCGGCGGCTTCACGCAAAGCTGGGCCGAGACCGGCATTGTCTTCGCTCATGTCGAGCCGGTTTCGGCCAGATCGCGGCCCGGCGCCGACCAGATGCTGGAGACGATGACGCATCGCATCACGCTGCGCCATCGCGCCGGCGTGGCGAGCGGCATGCGCTTTCGCAAAGGCCCGCGCATCTTCGCCATCGCGACGGTACACGACCCGGACGAAAGCGGCCGCTATCTCGTCTGCACGACACGGGAGGAGGGGAGATGAAACTGACCATGGCCATCACGCTGGACGGGCTTGTCCGCGCTTTGCGCTGGAAGGAGCACGAACTGGCCGAGGACGCGGAGCAACGCAGGCGGCCGCGCATCCGCGCCGTCGGCCTGCCGCCGGCGCCGCGGGAATGGCGAACGGCATCCGCAGCAAGGGGAGATGCTCATGGCCGCCGCCGCTGATCTTCAAAGGGCGCTGTTTCACGCACTTGCGGCCGATGCCGCGCTGCTGGCGCTGCTCGGCGGGGAAAATATCTTCGATCACCCGCCCGATCACGCGCCGTTTCCCTGCATCACCTTCGGCAAGACCAGCGTTTTCGACTGGAGCACGGCGACGGAAGCCGGCAGCGAGCATCTTGTCACGCTGAATGTCTGGTCGAAGGCCAAGGGCCGGAAGGAAGCATTGTCCGTCATCGATGCGATACAGGCCGGCCTGCTGGAGACGCCGCTAACACTCGAAAATCACCACCTGGTCAATCTCACCTTTGAAAGCGTCGAGGCGGACCATGACGAGGAAACATCGCTCCATTACGGATCGCTGCGCCTGCGCGCGGTGATCGAGCATCATTGATATACCAATAGGAGGCCGAAAATGGTCGCACAGAAGGGCAAGGACCTTCTTCTCAAGATCGATGCCGACGGCTCCGGCAATTTCGTCACCGTGGCCGGACTGCGCTCGAAACGGATCGCCTTCAACAGCGAGACGGTGGACGTCACCGATGCCGATTCGGCTGGCCGCTGGCGCGAATTGCTGGCAGGCGCCGGCGTGCAGCGCGCCGCCGTCAGCGGTTCGGGCATCTTCAAGGACGCGCAGTCGGATGAAGCCATCCGCGCCCGCTTCTTCGCCGGCGAGATCGGCGGCTGGCAGCTTGCCGTGCCGGATTTCGGCGTTGTTTCAGGCGCGTTCCAGATCACCTCGCTGGAATATACCGGCAATCATGACGGCGAAATCACCTTCGAAATGGCACTGGAATCGGCCGGGCCGATCAATTTCGCGGTGACGCCATGAACGCCAGTCCCATGAGCGCCAACAGGAGGCGCGGCGAGATTTGCGCCGAACTCGATGGCCAGCCGTTCCGGCTTTGCCTGACACTGAGCGCGCTGGCCGAACTGGAAGCCGCCTATGCCGCCGACGATCTCGGCGCGCTGGTCGAGCGGTTTTCCTCCGGCCGGCTCTCGGCGCGCGACATGATCCGCATCATCGGTGCCGGATTGCGCGGGGCAGGGCAGGATATTGCGGACGATCAGGTCGCCGCCATGGCTTGCGAGGGCGGTGCAACCGGCTTTGCCTCCGTCGTCGCCGAATTGCTCGCCGTCACTTTCGGCACGCCGAAAGGCGATGTGCCGCCAAACCCTTAGGGGCCGCAGTGGGCGCAAAAGAAGCCGGGCAACCCTTCCACTGGGATGAGGTGATGGCGCTTGGCCTCGGCCTGCTGCGGCTTTCGCCCCAAAGCTTCTGGGCCATGACGCCGCGCGAACTGGAGCGTGCGCTCAGCGTGCTTTCGCAAGGCAAAGGTCCGTCGCCGGGGCGCAATGAGCTTGCGGCGCTGATGCGGGAATTTCCGGATGCCGGGACTGAACACCTGGCCGGAGAGCAAGTGCGTCCTTCGAGGCTCGCCCATTCGATCCTTCGACAAGCTCAGAACTCAGGGCCTCGCACCTCAGGATGAAGAAGGCTGGCACCCACCTTCCTCATGCTGAGGAGCCGGCCACGCCGGCGTCTCGAAGCACGCATGGCAGAGACGTCTCTCGCCTCGACAGGGGAGGGCCGGCATGCGGCCGCGTGAGATTCACATCGCAATTCAAGGAGCGCCATCTTGGCTGAAGACGTGACTGTCGCCATCCGTGCCGACACGGAACCTTTCCAGGCGGCGCTTGAAAACCTGCAAAAGCTTTCGGACACTTTCGGCTCGCAATTGTCGGGTGCGTTGCGTGGCGCGGCGGTCAACGGCCGCGAGCTTGACGATGTCTTGCGACGCATCGGCCTCAATCTCGCCGGCATGGCGCTGAGCGAGGGGCTGAAGCCGCTGCAATCGCTGGCGGGCTCGCTGTTTTCCGGCCTGTTCGGCGCGCTTTCCGGGGCTGTTCCCTTCGCCAAGGGCGGGGTGGTTTCGTCTCCGAGCTATTTTCCGATGGACGGCAGCCTCGGCCTGATGGGTGAAGCCGGCAGCGAAGCGATCCTGCCGCTGAGGCGCGGGCCGGACGGCAGCCTCGGCGTCGGCGCGAGCACCTCCGCCCCGCCTGTCAATGTCGTCTTCAACGTGACGGCGCAAGACGCCGCCTCCTTCCGCAAATCCGAAGCGCAGATCACCGGCATGCTGGCGCGTGCGGTTTCGCGCGGAACCCGAACCTTTTGAGGTATCCATTGGCAGATCTTGAACATTTTCACGATGTCCGCTTCCCGCTGGCCGTTTCCTTCGGCGCGACCGGCGGACCGGAGCGGCGCAACGAGATCGTCGCGCTGACCTCGGGGCGTGAAAAGCGCAATGCGCGCGTTGCGCAATCGCGCCGCGTCTATGACGCCGGCACCGGCGTGCGCTCGCTGGAAGACCTTTACGACATCGTCGCCTTCTTCGAGGCGCGGCGCGGCTCGCTGCATGCGTTCCGCTTCCGCGACCCGTTCGACATGAAATCCTGCCGGCCGGATGCGGCGCCCGCCGCCACCGACCAGCCTTTGGGAACAGGCGACGGCGTGGCGGCCCGCTTCGATCTGGTGAAGGTCTATGGCGAGGGCGAGGACGCCTATCGCCGCTCCGTCTTCAAGCCGGTGGTAGCGAGCCTGCGTGTCGCCGTTGCCGGGGTGGAATTGTCGTCTCCCGATGATTTTACCTTCGACGCGGCAGCCGGCGAGATCGTGTTTGCGCCCGGCAAGGTGCCGGCGGAAGGCGCTTCGGTAACGGCAGGCTATGAATTCGACGTGCCGGTGCGCTTCGACGCTGAACGCATCGAAGTCAGCCTGAAAGCCTTCAAGGCCGGCCAGATTCCATCGATCCCGCTGGTTGAGGTTCTGTTATGAGCGATTATCCGTCAGGTCTTGCGGCGCATTTTGCCCGCGAGGTGACGAGCCTGTGCCATTGCTGGCGATTGATCACCAGGGATGGAGCGGTAAGCGGCTTTACCGATCACGACCGGCCGCTTCTTGTGAATGGCACGCTGTTCGAGCCTGAGAGCGGCTTCAGCGCCAGCGAGGCGCGGCGCTCGCTCGGCCTTGCCGTCGATACGCTCGACGTCGAAGGCGCGTTGTCCTCGCAAAGAATCGACGCCGAGGACATTGCCGCCGGCCTCTATGACGGCGCGACGGTAGAAACCCTGCTGGTGAACTGGCGAGCGCCTGAACAATTTACGTCCATCCGCACGATGACCGTCGGCAAGATCACCCGTGCCGACGGGCATTTCGTTGCCGAGCTTGAGAGCATGGCGCATCGGCTGGACCAGCAGAACGGACGCTATGTCACCCGCCGCTGCGATGCCGAATTGGGCGATGCGCGCTGCCGTTTCCAACTCGACCAGCCTGCCTTCAATGGCGCCGGGGTGGTCGAGGCCATGCAAGGCCTCGATACGCTGCACGTATCCGGCCTGGACAACTTTGAGCCTGGCTGGTTCTCCTTCGGCGTCTTGACCTGGAGCAATGGCGCGCGCGTTGGCCGCACTGGGCGCATCGTCGATCACCGCATAACATCCGAAGGGGTTTTGCTGACATTGCAGGCGTCTGTCGGTCCTGAAATCGCGACCGGCGCTGCCTTTACGGTTGTTGCGGGTTGCGACAAGAGCTTTGCCGCCTGCAAGAAAAAATTCGCCAACAGCCTGAACTTTCGCGGCTTTCCGCATCTGCCGGGCAACGACGCCGCCTATGCCTATGTGTCGGATGGCGGCAATTTCGACGGCGGCCCCGTTGTGCCCTGAGCACAGGATCGCCGATGCGGTTGTTTGCGAGGCGCTGTCCTGGCTCGGCACGCCCTATCGTCATCAGGCAAGCCGCAAGGCTGTCGGCTGCGATTGCATTGGCCTGGTGCGCGGTGTCTGGCGCGCTCTTTACGGCAGGGAGATGGAACGGCCGGGCGCTTACGCGCCGGACTGGGCGGAAGCAGGCGGCGAGAAACGCCTGCTTGAAGGCGCGCGCCGTCATTTCCATGAAAAGCCGCTGTCGAGCGCGGCACCTGGCGACCTGCTGATCTTCCGCTGGCGTCCGCATCTGGCGGCAAAGCATGCCGGAATCATGATGTCCGAAAAGTCTTTCATCCACGCTTATGAGGGCGGCGGGGTGGTGACGGTTTCGGCCCTTGTGCCGCAATGGCGTCGCCGCATCGCGGCGGTGTTTACCTTCCCCGATCCCTGAAACTTTTCTTTCAATTAGGCCGGAGTGACCGATGGCGACAATTCTGCTGCAGGCCGCGGGCGCCTATCTGGGCGGTTTCCTTGGCTCTGTCGGTGCTGCTGTTGGCTCGGCGGCGGGCGCCGTCGCCGGTTATATGGTGGACCGGGCGCTGATCGACGGTTCGCGCCGCATCGAGGGGCCGCGGCTGGCGTCGAGCCGGCCGTTCACCGCGGAGGAAGGCATCTCGCTGCCGCGCCTTTATGGCACGGCGAGGCTGGGCGGCACGCTGATCTGGGCGACCCGTTTCAAGGAAAACCGCGAGACGCGCCGGCAGGGCAAGCTCGGGCCGAAGTTGACGGAGTATTCCTACTTTGCCAATGCCGCCTTTGCGCTGTGCGAGGGCGAGATCGCAGGGATCCGGCGCATCTGGGCGGATGGCCGCGAGATCGACCGCGAAAACGTCGAGATGCGTGTCCATTGCGGCACTGAGGATCAACTGCCCGACCCGCTGATCGAGGCCAAGCAGGGCGAGGGCAACGCGCCGGCCTATCGCGGCACCGCCTATGTCGTGGTCGATCGGCTGGATATCGGCCCTTACGGCAATCGCATCCCGCAATTGCAGTTCGAGGTGATCCGGCCGGTCGGCGGGTTCGTAAACCGGATCAAGGCGGTTTCGCTGCTGCCGGGCGCGACCGAATACGGGCTTTCGCCAAAACTGATCCGCCGCAGGGCGCGGCCGGGCGAGGAGCGCGCGGTCAACCGCAATGTGCTGTTTGCCGGCACCGATATTGCCGCCTCGCTGGATGAATTGCAGACGACATGCCCCAATTTGGAGCATATTGCGCTGATCGTCGCGTGGTTTGGCGATGACCTCAGGGCAGGCCATTGCCGGGTGCGCCCTTACGTTACCACGGCAAACGGCGGCGGCCTGTCGAGCGAATGGCTTGTTTCCGGCCTGGCGCGCGAGGCCGCGCCGGTGGTTTCCACCCATGACGGCGGAGCGGCCTATGGCGGCACGCCGTCCGACCGCAGCGTTCTCGACGCCGTTGCCGAGATCAAGGCGCGCGGTCTTGGCTGTACGCTTTACCCCTTCGTGATGATGGACATTGCCGACGGCAATGCGCTGCCCGACCCTTACGGCGGCGTATCCCAGCCGAGTTATCCGTGGCGCGGGCGCATCACCTGCGATCCGGCGCCGGGAAGCGAAGATTCCGCCGATTGCACGGCGGTTGCGGCCGCGCAGGTGTCGGCTTTCTGCGGCGATGCGCAGGCGGGGCAATTTTCGCCCGCCGCTGATACGATCGCCTTTTCCGGCGCTGCCGACGACTGGGGCTATCGCCGCTTCATCCTGCATTATGCCCATTTGGTGAAGAAGGCCGGCGGCGTCGATGCGTTCCTGATCGGCAGCGAGTTGCGCGGGCTGACCACGCTGCGCGACGCGGCAAACGGCTTTCCGTTCGTCGATGAACTCGTGCAACTGGCCGTGGATGTGCGGGGCGTTATCGGGCCGCAAACCCGCATCACATATGGCGCCGACTGGAGCGAATATTTCGGCCATCATCCGCAGGACGGCAGCGGCGACGTATGCTTCCATCTCGATCCGCTGTGGGCAAGCCCGGCCATCGATGCGGTCGGCATCGACAATTACATGCCGCTGTCCGATTGGAGGCCGTGATGGGTGATTTGTTTCTGCTTAGCGAGCGGCAGATGGCGCGGATATCACCATTCTTCCCGCTGTCGCACGGGGTGCCGAGGGTTGACGACCGGCGGGTGGTGAGCGGCATCGTCTACGTGATCCGCAACGGGCTGCAGTGGAAGGATGCGCCGGCTGGCTACGGCCCGCACAAGACGCTCTACAACCGTTTCATCCGCTGGAGTCTGATGGGCGTGTTCGACCGTATCTTCGCAGGGCTTGCCGGAGAAGGACCGAAACCCGAGCGCATCATGATCGACGCGACGCATCTGAAGGCTCATCGCACGGCGGCGAGCCTGCTCAAAAGGGGGATGTTCCCCGTCGTATCGGGCGAACCAAGGGTGGGCTGAACTCCAAGCTCCACACCGTCTGCGACGGTGAAGGCCGGCCGATCATCCTGCTTTTGTCGGAAGGCCAGATGAGCGACCACAAGGGCGCCCGCATGGTGCTCGACGCCTTGCCGAGCGCTTCACACCTGATCGCCGATCGCGGCTACGACAGCGCCTGGTTCCGGACCGAACTCGAAGCACGCGGCATCAAACCCTGCATTCCGTCGAGC